TGAATTCTTTTCGTCGTAAAATTTAAAAAAATTGTGAAGGTCTAGTGTCATCTCCCTCTCCTATGAACTCTAATGAGAAAATATCATGATCAGGAATATCTGGATTCAACCATTCACTAAATTCGGATTGAATCGCCTGGGCATCTTCAAAGTTTGTTTCACAGAGAGTATGAATACGATCAACTGCCCAATCATGTGTTTGTCTTAGGGTGGTTTCAAGAGTAACCATAGTATTTAGAGTTTTAAGTCCTTTATCATAGCACCACATAAAAATATTTTCAAGCATAAATAAAAATTATAAGGTAGAAAATATTTTTATGGAATGGAAATATAACGAAGAAGATTTTATTGAAGTTCCGAAAGATATGGAGGGTTTTGTATATCTAATTACAAACTTAGCAAATGAAAAAAAGTATGTGGGTAAAAAACACTTTTGGACTCGGCAAAAGGATAGAAAAACTGGAAGAAGAAAAAAGAAAGAAAGTGATTGGAGAAACTATTATGGGTCTTGCGACGAACTAAAAGAAGATATCAAATTATTAGGAAAAGAAAATTTTTTAAGAGAAATACTTTATCTTTGTCCTCATAAAAAATCTATGTCTTATTATGAAACTTATGAGCAATTTAAAAGAGATGTGTTAATGACTGACGAATATTATAATACAAATATTGAAGGTAGATTTTTTGTTAGTGAGAGATCTGGAATATATGAAGTCGTTTTAAGAAACGATAAGTATAGAGAAGATAAAAGAAAATTTATGACTGGCGATAACAATCCAGCAAAAAGACCAGAAGTTAGACAAAAATTAAGTGAAATGCTTTCTGGTGAGGGAAATCCTATGTATGGAACAACTCTCACCAAAGAACATAAAGAAAAACTTTTAAATTCCAGAAGACGTGAAGTTACTGATGGATTTAAAAGTTGGTTAAGTGTAAATGAATGGATGAAAGATAATAAAGCAGGATATCAAAAATACAAACAACAATTAAAAGACGGTTTGATTTGGATAAAAAATTAGACAGCATTTGTAGTAAAATGTATAAGATATACAAACCCAAAATAATCTTGAATATCACTTGAATCAAATACTTGGTCATTATAGATCCAAGGGTTTTCATAACTCATACTAAGAATCTTTATGAGCTATTATTTATCTTCAACGGAGACAAACCTAGTCTAGCAATAAAAAAGCACCCCTGTCAAGAGGTGCTTAAAGTTATGTTAGGATTTACTAACGACCCATTTGTTTAGCGTACCACTTTTCAAAATCTTCTCTACGTTTGTTACCTCTTGGTGGCATGGGAGTTTTTTCTCCACGAACAGGAGCATATTTCTTTTCTTGCTCTCTCTCATACTTTTCTGGATTCTCACGGGCATGTTGTGCCTCAATAATATCTCTGATAACTTCTTGATCCAACTGAGACATAATGGCAATTGCCTCTTCATTAGTGTCAGCATGTCCTTCTGAGACAAGAAACTCAAGAACTACATCCCAGGTATCAATTTCTTCATCAACAGGAATGTTTGAACCTGTTCTTTTATTTCTACTTGCTACTAACTTTTCAGTTCTCCTAAGTTGATGGAACTCTCTGTTAGGAGCACCAGAATCTACAGATCTATTAAATTTACGTTCTCTTGCTTTCAATGTTTTTTGAACTTTTTTATCAGATAGTTCATCGAGCTGTTGAGTCTCTTCACCAAGTCTTGATGCGGCACCTGCTGCCTTCTGAGCAACCTTTCCAACTGCTCCTGCTGCCTTGCGGAGACCTCTTCCGATCATGCTCTTAACACCAGTCTTGACCTCTGCCTTCTTCTTCTGGACGGTGCTAGAGACGGCATGTGCTGCCTTTCTGCCTGCTCTTCTTGCCTCATCCTTGGCAATAGAAGCAGCAATGCCAGCACCAGCAACGGCACCCTTGACCTTTGACTTAACTCTTTCCTTAGCAGCAGCCACTGCCGTCTTACGTGCTTCTCCACGTTTTGTAGCAGTCGTTGACTTTTGATATGCTTTTGCTTCTTTTGAACCAGCTGGTGCATATGGGTTGAGTTCCATTAGATATTGAAGTGCTGCCTCTTCTACCACATCAGCAGCCTCATCGATATTGTGACCAAACTCTAGGCACTCTTCGATGAGTTCTTCCACGATTTCTTCAATCATTTCACAGGAGATCCCATCTCCCTCTTCATAAATGTTTTGATAAGATTCGTATACTGTTCTTAAATCAGACGATAACATTTTTATACTTATTGGAATTCCTGTGAATATTTATAAAAAAAGAGGGTCATTAACCCTCTACCCATTCTTTACGGTAATCATAGTCTCCAAATAGAAACTCATCACACTCTGCTGCTTCTTTATAAGCATTCAATAGTTCTTGTTCACACCATTCATCATAATTGGAATCATCTTTGAGTATTTTAGGGTTCATTAGATTATATTACAACCTGGTTCTAACAATTTATACTCTTTTCCATTATAAGCAACTCCGGAGTAATATTCTGTAGCATTAATAACAGAAAACATATTATATTCTCTTCCATCATCAAATGGTGTTATATCTATCAGATCCCCATAGGTATTCTTCCAGATACTATGATATATTGCACATCCGTAAGTTTCATTATCAACATCTGTAATTAGATAATATCCACTTATTTTTTCTCCACCATAAGTTCTCACATAATGATTTACATTATTGTGGCAGTTTGCCCCAGCACATAATGGTTTAGATACTACAGGAACTTTTAACAAAGTGCTTGAGAACTTACAATACTCTTGAAGTTTAACTACACACTCATCTTCTGGTAATGATATTCTAAACTTTCTCTTCAATACTCCATCCATTTCTTCTTGGTCCTTTTCTGTCATACTTAATTGCGGCACTCATAGTTGCATATGAAATATTTTGAGACTTACAAAATTCCTTTAATGCTCCAGTAATAATATACTCTTTATTTTCTGGAGAAACAATCCTCCAAGTTTTAGAGTTTGGATTATCCTTACCAAATTTTGGTGTTCTATTTTGACTTATTTTATTTCTTATCTCTTGTGATAATTTAACACCATATCTTGGATTGTTCTTACCAGCAACCTTTTCACTTATTCTTTTCTTTGCTTCTTCACTATGTTTTCTTCCACTAAAACCCTTTGTCTTTTGCCCTCCAGGTTTTCCTTCTCCACCAAGATTTTGATTTAATAAAACTCCACCATCACATTCTCTTTTCCAGAGTGCTATATGCTTGATTTCAAGTTCTATTGCTTCTTCTTTAGTTAATCCAGATTTTACAATCCACCTTCTTTGTCTTGGTGGTAATAGGTTTGCTCCATTACTTCTCAAATGCTTTGCGTTTATTCTTCTTGGTTTTCCATAACCAACATAGAAGGGAGAACCGAAGTCCTCCCTTAAGTAATAATAAAGAATATAGTTATTCATTTTAAGACTGAACTTACCTATTACTATTTATATAATACACTATTTCAGTCTTAAAGTCAATTAAAGTTGAAATCCAGAAAAAGTGTCTTTAGTAACATCTTGTTTGATACCACCCACAATATAAGACTGAACTTGTGTTTGTTGGGGTGCAACTTGAAGACCTTTTGAAGAAATCCAATGCTCAGTCCAAGGAAGTGGATTGTTCTTTGCAGGAATATCATAAAGTGGTTTCAGTCCAATTGCTTTCATTCTACGGTTTGCGATCCATTCGACATACTGCTGTAACAGTTTGTCATTCAGACCAATCATTGAACCATCTTTGAACAGATACTCTGCCCAAAGTTTTTCTTGATTCACAGCATTTTCAAAGGTCTTGTAGAACCACTGTTCCTCTTCTTTGGAGATCTGTGCCATTTCTGGATCATCACCCTCCTTCCACTTGTTCAGAATGTTTTGAGTGATAACCAGATGCTGGTTCTCATCACGAGCAATCAGTGAGATGATCTTTGCACTTCCCTCGAAGCTGACGTAAAAGCGAATACCTTCAAGAATATTAACGTTTGCAACTGCTCTGAATAGTTTTCTCTTGAGTTCATACCTTGCTTCTCGGGCGTAGGGTACTTGTTCCAAAGCGTGGACCCACTCACTTGAGTTGTCATACTGATGAGCACTATTGATGAAATCATTGTATGCCTGAGTCACACTCACGGCACGTTCCATAATGCGGTCTTCTTTGAGAATCGTATCAAAAACTTCAGATGGGTCTGAATAAACATTCTTGATGATATAAGTGTATGAACGGGAATGGATCATCTCCATAAACTCCCATACCTTCATACACGCTTCCAGTTCAGGAAGGGAACAGTATGGAGCAAATGCCATACCAGGACCACGACCCTGAACTGAATCCAGCATCACCTGATATTTCAGGTTGCTGGTGAAAATGTGCTTTTGCTCTGGGCGTAGCATATGATAATCGCTACGGTCTTTTTGAAGAGATACTTCTTCGGGTCTCCAGAAATAACCCAATTGCTGTGTTGTTAGTTTATCGAAGATTGGATACTTGTAAGAATCGTATCTCTGTATTCCTAGTGGTTGACCAAAAAACATTGGTTGCTTTTTGGTGTCTACTTCATTGGAGTTGAAAACGGTCATTGACTCGACCACTGGTTTACCCTCCAAACCTGTTTTAAATCTTACAAGACTCACAATCTTCCTCCTCTGATTCTAGAATTTCGGACATTAAACTTTCTAACGATTGACGAGTTTCTTCAACTTCATCATTCTTCATATCGTGTGTATTCTGATAATAGCTGGTTTTCCAGCCGTACTTATATGTAGTCAAAAGGTCTTGTGCCATCACTGAAGTAGGAACTTCATTATCTGGGTAATGCTCTGGATTATAGGACCAGTTTCCAGAAATCGCTTGATCAAAGAACTTTTGCATAACAGCAACAATATGAATATACCCACGATTGCTAGGCATATCCCACAGCAGCGTATAGTTGTTCTTAAGTGTTTGATACTGGGGAACAATCTGCTTGAGTGGGCCCTTCTTTGATTTCTTAATGGACAAGTATCCCCGAGGTGGTTCGATTCCATTGGTGGCATTTGACACAACGGAACTGCTCTCCGATGGCATCTGTGCGGACAGTGTGCTGTTCCGAACTCCGTATTGCTTAACCTGTGCTCTAAGACCTTCCCAATCATACTTCAGTTCGTTTGGAACAATTTCATCCACATCCTTCTTGTATGTATCGATCGGCAGAATGCCTTGACCATACTTGGTGCGGTGAGAATATTCACAAGCACCTTTTTCTTTTGCAAGGTCAACAGTTGCCTGAATAAGATAATACTGAAATGCTTCAGTCAGATCATGTACCAGTTTCCAAGCACCAGGATCATCGTAATGCTCCCCGTGCTTGGCAAGATAGTGTGCTAAACCGATAAACCCTACCCCAAGTGACCGACGTGCTCTGGTGGCGATTTCTGCTGCTTTGACGGGGTATCCTTGAAAATCAATGAGTTCATCAAGAGACCTAACAGCAAGATCGCAAAGAACTTGAAGATCTTCAAGATCCCTGATTTTGCCAACATTGATAGCAGAAAGAATGCAAAGAGCAATTTCACCATCGGTATCATCAATATGCTGAAGAGGTTTAGTAGGTAGAGTAATCTCTTGACACAGATTACTCATCTCAACTTTATCGACAAAAGAAGAGTGAGAGTTGCAATGGTCAATGTTCATAATATAAACACGACCAGTCTCTGCGCGTTCTTTCAGGAGTGAAAGAAAGAGTTCTTGAGCAGAGATAGTTTTTCTTGCAACAGATTCATCTCGTTCATAACGTACATATAACTCGTCAAATCCATCAGTGCCAAAAGCATCATACAAACCAGGAACGGAGTGGGGAGAGAAGAGTGAGATGTTTTCGTTGCGGATGAATCGTTCATAGAAGAGTTTAGAGATTTGGATACTATAGTCTAACTTACGAACACGATTATCTTCAGTTCCTTTGTTATTTTTTAATACTAAGATATCTTCTATTTCTTGGTGCCAGATTGGGAAGTGTACTGTTGCACTGCCGCCTCTGATGCCATTTTGAGTACAGCATCGGACAGTTGACTCAAACTTTTTGAGGAACGGTACAACGCCAGTGTGCTGGACTTCACCACCTCTGATCTTGCTGTTGATACCACGGATGCGACCTGCGTTGATACCGAGGTACATAAACTGTGGCGTTTCGTAAAGTGCCCCAGTGCTTCTGTCCTGCACGAGATACTTATCAACGACCTGACGTAAACCTGCATAAGTGAACAGATAGTCACGACTATGATCAACAAACGACTCAAGTTTATCAAACTCTTCATCGGTATATAGTGAAAGAATTTCTGGATCATATACTCCACGACCTACACAACGTTCTACATGCTGCTTAACGGTCGGGCAATCATAGATGCGACCAAACAACTGCTTACGGACAGCAAACAGCAGCAGACGGGCAGCAACAAACTGGTAGTTCGGATGGTCTAGGTCAATCAGATCAGAGGCAGAACGAATCAGAATCTCCTGAATCTCTGCTGTGGTGATGCCGTCATAAAATTGGATACCAGACTGCATCTCAACTTGTGATGCAGACACATTTGCGAGGTCTTTACATGCCTCTTCCACCATGATGTGGAGTTTATTTAAATCAAGGGGTTCAGTTTTACCGTTCCTTTTGACGACTTTCGTTCCGTTGCTCATATTTTCTTCCAGTTGTTAAACTTAATTTTTGCTTCTAAACCTGAGTATGTATTTGATTTTAACACATCCATAACGTTAAGTCCAGTGAGCACCATATCATTGATATCTTTTTGCTCAATGGATGTTGGCCAAATAATTACCTTGTCTCCTCTGTCGATGGTTTTTGATATTCGGTTGACAATTTCTCGATTACGTGGTTCGTTATCAAAAACGTAAATATAATTGCCCCAACCAAACGACCCAATATCAACGTCGGACCCACACATAGCAACAGCATTTTGTACAAACGTGGAGTCGAAGGGTCCTTCAACAATATAAATGGGTTTCGAAGAATCCACTTGGTCAAGACCATAAATCTTCGGGGCATCATCAGAAAGCATCACGGTAATATATTTAACAGGGTTAGGACCGAGTGCTCTTCCTTGAAAACCAATCAAGTTACTTTCAGTATCATACATTGGTATAATAATGCGACTCTCATCCCTACCGATAGTGTCGAACGTAACTTTTTGAGTGTTTGTCCACTCTTTAAAATTATTAGCAAAATAAAACTTTTCGGGATCAAGTCGTCTTTTTTCTAAGTAGTTTTTTGCTACTTGATTTTCAGATGCTTTAGGTAGATCCAGTTTCTTCTTAAAGACTGGTTTAGCAAACTCAAACTTGGGTTCTTCGACAACGAAGTTCTTTCCAGTGTGTCCTTCCTTAAACTTCTCCATTGTGTATTGCTTATACAATACTGTATCGATTTCTTTGAGGAAATTATTAAAGGACATACTCGCACCACAATTGTGGCACTTAAAGTTGGTATTGTTCTTTACAGGATACAAGTATCCCCTCGTTTTGTTCTTGTTCTTCTGAGAGTCTCCACAAATAGGGCATCGAAAGTTGTAGAGATCCGACTTAACCCTCTTAAATTTTTGCAGACGTGATGAAACTAAGCCAATATACTTGGCATCAACAAAATCCATTACAAAGAGATACTACTTCGTTCTTTCTATTGTAGCAGGTTGATGTGATGGGGTCAAGAGAAGATTACCAAAAAATTGTGCTGATCCGATTATTAAAACTGCTGCTGAACCAATCCCTGTGGCAATCCATCTAAAAGTTGCAAGATCATTCACTCTATTTTCAATGTTTTCTATTCTCTTGATTAAAGTATCAGATTGCTTTTCCACATCTTGTTTAACATCACCGAGCATATTAACAATAAGTTGATCGTTCTTATCACTTTCATCTAAACGTGCTTCATGTCTTTCCAAAATAATTGCTACTCTATTACTACTTTCACTAATAGACGCAACTGCCCTCTCCAGCTTATCAAGCATCTCTTTTGATAGGTCTTCATAAATACCGAGTTTTGATTCAAGAACTGCTAGTTTTTCGAGACCGAAGGCCATTTTACTTTCTTTGCCAGAGTTTCCTATATCCTTTTTGTGGTGGGTAAATATACTTTTTCTTCTTATCTACTGGAGGAGTTTCAGTTTCTGGATTATAACCTAAAGAAGATGATCCAGCAATATTTGTAATTGCAGTCTCTTCTTTTAGAGATCTAACTATTTGGATTACTTTGTTAATATCCATTATATTTTTTGTAGTTCTACAGTACAATTACAATCTTCCATTACATCATTTATTTCACTTCTTGGATATTCTGGTATTCTATTTAAGAAGACCAGAAAACTCTTAATGTAGGGCCAAAGATCTTTTTCTAAGTTATAAAAAAGAAGTGGTACAGCTGCATCATTAAAAACATTAAACAGCACCGTAAGATGATTTAATATAAGATGAGTTTTCAATTCACCGGTGTTTTTATATCTTTTTAACAATCTTTTAATGTACTTAATTCGTTTTAAATCGTCCTCAAAATCATCCCTAGTTACTGCCTGAGGATTATCGTAGAATTTTATAGCAAAGAGTAAGTAATTACTCTCGTTCAACTCATCGAATTTCATACCATATTATCAGCTATCTGGGAATCTTGCGTCGTCAGCAGCATCTCCTGCACCTGTGGTAATTCCACTGAATGCAACTAAGGTTTCACTCTTAACTCTTAATTTACCATGGCAATCAGAATAAGTGGTAACACCTACCCAACCTGCATGAGAAACAGCATAAGCAGCATTTTTACCACCAACTGTTCTACCAGCAGCAACTCTAGTTTCATTTGGATCTACACCAAAGACTGCAGAGAATCTATTTGATTTTACATCTGGAGCAACATATTGCGTACCGTAAAGAGTATCTTTTGGTTTCTGAGTTACGGTATAAGCAGCACCAACGGTTGCACCAAAACCTACGGTTCCAATTCCAGTAATAAATTGTGTTGATACAAGTGTAAGTTGTGTAGCAGAAGTTACACCAGCAATTATTGCTTGCCCGCAGGTTGCCCCAACTCCAACGACTAGAATATCGCCAGTGCTAATACCTGCTGTCACAAAAGTTGTGCCACTTCCAGTAACAATTTTTGTGGTTGTATTAATTGTAATAGTTCCAGTGAGCCCTGAACTAAAAGAATCTTTCTTGCCCCAAAGAGCCATGTTTCCTACCTATAAATTCTTTGTATACAGATATTTATAAAAAAAAGAGACCTTGAATAGGTCTCTTACATTATTTGATTTTATGGAGTTAAATCTTTTGCACCTTTATTCTTCAGTTGTGCTTGTGCTTGAAGAAGAATAAGTGAAAGAATACCGTTTGACTTGACCTTTGGGTTTGCTCCCAGTGCTTCTGAAACTGCAAACAAAACTGTTGCAATTAAAGCTTGATTAGCAAGACACCATGCGATTAATGCGGACATAATGACCTCCGTGTGAAGAGTATCCTGAGGTATTTAGATCAGTCGAACCTTGAACTCATGTTATCTTGCGATCTTTGTGCAGATGCTTTTGCTATTGCTGCTTTTCTTTTCTTTGCTTCAAGTCTATCAGCAGTTGTTTCTCCTTTAGGGGTAGGTGCTCCTGGTTCTTTTTTTACACCTCTTTCTGCTTCGTGTTTAGCAACGGTTTTACCACTACGGGTCATAAGACCTTTCTTAACTTCTGGCATCTTTCTAATCATTTCTGTAGCACGATTTCTCGCAGGTCTTGGTTGACCTTTACGCTCTCTCGTTCTTTCATCAATTACCTCACCCTCTGCTTCAAAAGAGTTATACAGAGCAGGATTTCTCTTCTGCCCATCAGCATGTCTAACCAGTCTTGCTAGTTTTTTAAGATCTCTCTGTCTGTTCTTGTTATCTTTGAAAGCATATGCAGCTTTCTTATCATCCTTAGGAGTAGGTTCTGCGGCAACCTTTCCATATTCTGCTCTATCAACTGCTTCACCAAGTTCATCGGCAGTCTTCATGTTTCTTGGAGCAGGAGTGATACCAGCAACTTTAATGCCCTTTGCTCTCATCTTATTTTTAAGGAGATCCATTTTTGTTGGGATTGATCGTAGATCTTCTGATTCATCTTTAGTATCAGTTTTTTCTTCTTTAACTTCTTTATTATGTTGCTTCCATGCAGTAGCATAAGCAATGCTCTTTTCTTTCTTAGTCAATTCACCATCTTTAGAATATGCCTTTTTAATATGCTTAACCATTCTTTCTGCTTTTGCACTTGGGGGAGCAACTTCCTGAATATCTTCACCATCAGGCTCAAAAGAACTATTGATACCACCAAGTTTATCAATTGCTTTACCAAGCTTATTCTTTAATTTATCTTTAATTGATGGTTTTGCTGCAGGTTTTGTAACAGAAGATCCACCCTGCTGTCTCTTATTCCAGTCTGTATAAGATTCACCAGGACGTAACTTCTTAGGATCTTCTTTTGGTTTTGACTTTTCTTCAGCATCTTCACGAGATCTTAATTTAGCGCCACGATCTGAGAGTTTTTTATCTTGTTCTGGATCTGGATGCCAATAATCACCCTCATTTACAACTTCACCTTCTGGTTCAAAAGAACTTGTTTGGACAGATCCTACTGGAATTCTTCCAGACTTTTGAGCTGCTAATTTTTGTTGGTTTAGTTGTCTTTCTTTATTTTGAAACTGTTGGAGATTTGAAATTTGTCTCTTTTCGTTTGGATCAATAACTGGTTTTTTTTGTTGTGGTTTTGCAACAACTTCCTTATCATCAAGTTGTTCACCTAAAGAAGGAAATACCTTAACAACAGAATCTTTACCAGAATAGTTGTTAACCTTTTCTCCTGTAATTTTCTTGTTCTCAGTTTCTGTTTTTTCCTTTACTTCACCAAGAAATTCTTCTGCAACCTTTTTCTTTGCAATAGCAGCACCACGAACCTTTCTACGATTCAAAAGATACTTATCAGATTTGTCATGATCACCATCATTATCAATATCCTTATCTTCACGTCCAACTGGATCTAATCCTTTACCTGCCTTTACCTTTGCGGTTTTCTTCCCTTGCTTATCATCATCTTTATCTGGATGATAGGCAGTAATTTCTACTCTTGAAATATTAGGATTTGAACGAAGTTCTGCAATTTTTGCACGAGTTGCCTGACGACGGTAAGTATTGCCAGTCTTTTTATCAGTTACTACAATCCATTCTTTCTTTTCACCCACCTCTTCAGTGAATACATGAACAAGAGCATTGACCAAAGACTTTTCAACTAATTCTTTAATATCTTCGGTATACTCTTCTCCTACAATTTTTTTCTTAGCAAGTGCTTTAACTGCAGGGGGTGCAGGAGACTTTGCAAGTTGAGCAAGATATGCTTTAGAGACTTGGGCAGGGTTGAGTTTTGTCGCCCCACTCATTCTTTGCTTCACTTTATATTTTACATCTGAAGCAAGTTGAGATGCTTGTTTTTCGGCATCTGTTTTGCCAGCAGCATGACCACGATGTGGACCGCCTTGTTCTTCAAAAATATGCTTACTCATTGGAAGATTTGAATTACTTACTTTTTCCTATACTTATTTATGAATTGTCTTCCCCAACTACTTCCTGGAGACATTTTCTCGACATATTTTCTATATCCATCAGTTCCAACAAGAGTATTTGGTTTTCCTGGTTCTCTTTCAATGCTACTCATATGAACTTCGGAATACTTCTTTGTCTCCATAACATCTTTGATCCAAGACTTAAACATAATATGATCTTCTGTGACGCAAATAAGATAATTAGTGCCACGACGAATGATACGACCAACTAAACCAGTATTTAAATTTTCTACCAATTGACCAACTTGATATATTTTTTCTTGAATATAATTCTCACGAAGATTAATCCAATCAAACTTGGGTGCAATCTCCCAAAGATCCCAACCTTCTTTGATTTGCATTGCAGCACGAAGAGTATTATAAAGTTCTCTTGCCTGCTTATCATTCATCGAAGCAGGAACACCTTTACGGAAAGTTTTAAAATCTCCTTCTGCTGCTGCCTTTCTTTGCTTTGATGCTGACATTCCCGTTAGATCATCTTCAGCATCAGGATCTCTTTCACCAGCAGAACGAACTTCTAAGTTATCAAACTGATAAAGTTTTCCATTATAAGAACTAGAAAGTTTTTCAAATTCTTTGACTCTATCTCCACCACCAATAATTCTTACACCAGCATATCCATCCATGTGTGCTTTTTTAAGAACATCAAAGATAGTACGATTTGCTGGATCATTAACAATTCTTTCACTGTGCCCTGGGAACATCTGCCTCATAATAGAGACTTTAGTATCGGCATCCAGTGGATTCTTTTTCTTATCCTGACTTCTGGATGGAACAATAATATAGTCACCATCATCAGAAGATTTGGCAACCGTATCTAAAAGTTTTTCGTGCCCAGTAGTTGGTGGATTAAAACGACCAAAAGCAACGGTCAAAGTTCCTTTTGTTTTTTCAACTTCTGGTGGTACCATCTCAACTGGTTTTTCTGCAGCAGGTTGTTCTGGTGCAGGTTCTTGCTGTTGAGTTGATGGTTCTTGTGGTTCTGCAGGTTCTTGTGAAGAATATGAGAGATTCTTTTCTTTATCAGTCTGTGCTGGATCTTTTGCACCAACTCTTTGACGTTTATTAAAAAATTTTAATTGACCTTTTTCAGTTTTAGCAACAAACTCACCTTTCTTATCATACCATCCACCATGCCCATCACTTTGCAAACCCATTCTGGTTGCTTGTTGGACTGCAGTAGACTCTTTTAAGAATTGGAAAAAACTTTTCATTACTTACAGATTTCAGTGGTTATTGCTCGTTCGTTCGCAACAATGTAACTGAGGACACTATTCCTCATTTTCTTATATTTATTCATTTCCCTATCTGTCTTACAGAGAGAAATGTTCTTGTCAAAAACGAGATAAACGTGAGCAAGGAAATCATTGTATCTACGACTTCTAGATTTAGAAGAAGATTCAAACGAAGAAATAATATCCTTTATTGTAAGATTCATACTTTACGCTGCCGAAGCATATCTACCAATTAAATTTCCAAGAAAACTACCTTTTTCAACATAGTTTCTATAATAGGGACCGCCATCTTTTGTTTCTCTTTTAACACGAAGAATAATTAATTCATCACTGACAGTTCCTCTCTTATGAATAACAATTTTTGGCAATAACTCTCCTGATTGAGATCTTCCTTTAGTATAATTAACATCCCAATCATGTTGCCCCAAAACATTAGCAAAATTAGCAAAATTATAAATCTTTGCCTCTCCTCTATTTAATTGTACAAGTTCAACATATTCTTCATTTAAAGTAGCAAACCATTCGATTGCTCTGCCAAAAGTTTGTAAGATACTTTCTTTTTCAGTTTGTGAATTTAATTTTTGCTGAACAAGATCCGCGACTTTATCATATACCAAATTAATAGCTCCAGAAACGTCATGTTCGATTTCAGATTTTTGCCTATAAGAGGACTCTAAATTTGAAATATCAATACCAAAAAGTCTATTAAAATACTCTTTATATCCATCTTGTCTTTTTCCAGTTTGTTCTTTTAAAAAGTTAGTGCCACCCTTTTGTCCAAATTGTTTTACATCACCCGCTTTAAGAGAAACTTTAATATCCACTGGTTGTAATACATTATTATCATCAGTAATTTTTACTTCTACATCAACCTTTGTAGTTGTCTGACCTGATAATCCATCTGATGTTACTTCTATCTTATCATATCTTCTATTTTCATAGACCAGTTTTGCCCATTTTTTAACTTTATCATCATTAGCATATTTTACAGCAGCATCAATATAAGTTTGTAATGATGGAGTTGAATTGCTATTCAACAGAAAATTCATGTTATTTTCTGCTAAAGCTATCGTAAGAATAACATCATCTTTTAAATCTATTCCCTCATTTTCCGCTTTATAAGTTTTGACAATTACTTTTCCTTTTCCTCTAGAAACTGGAGATCCCAAACCACCAAGTAAGTTAATTACATCTTGACTCGTTACCGTACTATTTCTATTAGTAAATCTAACAGCGATAGCGCAAGCAAAAATACCTTCAGCAACATCACCCAAATTTGCTGTTGCTTTTGGTTTACAAATTTGTCCAAAGGTATACATTTTCTGGTTATTTGCCTTAAAAGGAATCAAACAAGCTTCTCTTTTTTTATTTTGTCTTGCTAGAGTAAGAAATTGTTCTAAAGCTTCAGAATCATCAGAAGAAACTATACGAGGTTGTACAGATATTTTAAAATTTCCATCATTAAATAATTCAACTATGGATGAAACATACTTCAAAATATCATTACTTCCAGTGCTCAATGCCGCAGTAGATTGTGATATATCTGCCATAGTTTTTATTTTTATTTAGTGCCCGTGAGAAGATTTGAACTTCCACTGTATGGATTCTAAGTCCACCCTCTCTACCGTTGGAGTACACGGGCATAAGTGGAGAATAGGAGACTCGAACTCCTGACAGCCTGCTTGCAAAGCAGGTGCTCTACCAACTGAGCTAATTCCCCTTGTTTTTCTTTACTTGTTTTGCGCTCCAAGCAACAAGTGCCATGAGAGCAAAGTAAAATAGATAATCATCTATCATCACAAGAAAGAAAATAATAGAACCACCAATCCTCAGATAATCTGGAAGTGGTAGTTTACTAGCAACCCATCGAACTTGTTTCTCAAAGATAAAGTATAGGGGTGCTAGTGCAGTGACTACAAACTCACTGTAAGGAACGACAAAGTATAGAGAAAGAATTACAAAGATTGGAAAGTAATGTCTCTCAGGTATTCTTTTCAGATAAGAAACATATAGATCAATCCAACCTTGACGGGTGTGTGGTCGGTTTTTCCAAAACTTTGCAATTCCTTTCATATATTATCTTGATTATCTTCAATCCACAATTGAAATAATTTTTTCGTCAATATCAAGAACTACTGCACGAATATCAGAAATTCGAGGAGGAACACTTGACTCATTATATGTATATCCTTGTTGAGCATCAAAAAGAATTTGACGAACTGCTGCAGCAGATCTGACATCCATTTTGATTGTCACTTGTTTTTGTTTAGTCATCGGTCATCAGAAGCACGGTTTTCGGAGAAGTAAACATCAAAAGCACCTTCAGGATAACGCTTGAGAAGTTTTTGTACATTTTTAGCAACAACATCATCAAGGGTCACTTCAAGAGCCATACAAGCCTGAGCAACATACCACATAATATCACCAAGTTCGATGATCATATGTTCACGATTATCTTCATTAAAGGGTTTGCCCTGAAAGATCATTTTCTTCACAATCTCCATAAACTCACCACCTTCGGCATTGATACCAACAGCAGCAGTCAGCAAGCGTTCAATATTAGCACCTTTCTCATCCAGTGCGACAAGACGATCAGAAAGGGAAAGGAAGTCTTTGGACGCATCAGAAGTTACAGCATCCACAAACTCAGCATACTTATCAAAATTAACGTGTCTAGCAGTTTCCATTAAAATTTAAATCCTTCAAACGACTTTTTAGGTTTCTTGTCTTCATCATTATACTCGTCATCTTGCCCAGAGTCAAGTATATCCTTTTGAGCAGTTTGCTCACAGTCATAAAGACGCATTTTAGCACGGTCAATACCTACAATGAAACGCTTGTAGATCGTAGGGTCATTGTATCTGTTCTTCAGTTGCTTCACCATAATCTGTCCCAACTGCTCAAGTTCTTCAGTGCTAATAAGGGCAAACATAAGATCAGCAGTAGCAGGGAGACCAAAGGATTCAGAAGTATCAGTAAGTTCAACATCACTATTACCGTAACCTGAACGGGTGGTCTGAGTAGCGGAGACAATTGGGACATTAAACTCCACGGCGAGTCCCCTAAGTTCTTCAGCAATTGCTTTAATATACGAATATGAATTGACAGAAAGGTTTGACTTATACCTGCTGGAAGCACAAATATTAAGGTAATCAATGAAAATAATATCAGGTCTAAATGACTTCTTAAGTGCCAACTCATTAAGCAATGCCTTAAAGTGTCCACTGTGAGCAGAGGCAGTAGGATACTCTTTAATTATAAGTGATCCTTGTGTCTTCTTAGAGAGATTGGTTACTTTATTCTCGAACATTTGACGTGGGAGATCAACCAATTGCTGAATCGGCGTATTGAGAAGGTTTGCATCAATCCTTTCTGCAATTCGCTCTTCTGCCATTTCAAGAGTGATATAGAGAACGGACCTGCCTTGCAATAAGACGGAAGCAGCCAAATGACACATGAATAACGATTTCCCAACGCCTGTCCCAGCGAGAGCGATATTGAGAGTCTTATTAGGGAGACCACCCTTTGTGATTTTGTTGAAATATTCCAAATTGAGAGTCTTATTAGGGAGACCACCCTTTGTGATTTTGTTGAAATATTCCAAATCAAACTCGATCTTATCTTCTTTACGATGATAAAAGTCATAACGTTCCTCATAGTTTTGAAGATAGTCGTGTCCGATATTATTATCAAAACTTACCGCAAGAGCATCCGAAAGAATGCTTGGAATTGCATCACGATTCTTCTTTTCATTATTTCCATCTGCAATATGAATCGACTCCATAAGAGCAAGATAGATCGCACGATCACGACACCACTTTTCGGTAGTGTCAAGTAACCATTGCTTCTCAACTGCATTACCATTAAACTGAGATACTAATTCTCGAATTTCTTTTATCTCAGATTCTGTGAGATCTGTTCGATTATCTATCTCAATACTAAGTGCTTCAACTGTGATTGCTGAACCATATTTAACAATGAACTTAACAATTTCTTCAAACGTGACCTTTTCGGATTTTTTCTCAAAATAATCTGGTTGAATAAAAGGTATGACTTTTCGGGAATAATCTTCATTGTAAACTAAGTTGCGTAAAATTGTAAGTTCAAGTCTTTCCATTATTTGTAATGCAAGTAGGCACTCATAATATATTTTGGTCCACTTAAAGTAGGATTACCTTTATGAGGGTACATCCAAAGTGGTGGGAACATCAGAAGTGTTCCTCTTTTAGGTTGAATAACCAGGTCTTTAAAAATAGTTTCTCCACCAGTTTCCACATCATTTAAATACCACATAAAAGATAAAAATCTTCGTGCAGATTCGTGGTCAACGACATCAACATGAGTATCAAAACGATCTTCCCCACCAGGATTATACTTCTTTATTCGAAACTGTTCAAATGCATGTTCCTGTGGGAAAACTCTTTGGTCAATAAACTCATAATACTTATCACGATATTCAAATACTTTTTTGATGATGTGACTATGAACTTGATTGACCTCTGGTGAAAGTTCTCTAAATTCTGTCAAATTAAACTGAGTAAAATTTGGTTTTCCTTCATTATCATGACGTTCATGTTTATCTGGAACTTGTTCAAATAATGAAATGAGAAAATCGCAAATATCTGGTTCTAAACTATTTTCATAAGTAAGAACCAGATCATTAAGTTCAACCATAACTAAATTCTTCTTTAGCAATTGCATCGAGTTTCTGCATTACTTCTTCGGTAAAATACTGGTCAGGGTTCTTTAAGATTTCCTTTGCGTAAATCTTTTTACCGTCCATCTCATAACGCCCCGCAACATTCTTCCAGAGTCCACCGAGTTCCCCGAGTTCCAGAAGACCATAATACCGATCAAGACCGCGATCATCATAAAATAGACGGATTTCAACTTGCTGATTCTCCTTACTCAAACGTGACTTAGCAGTCTTTGCCTTGATAATATTTCCAATGACTTCTTTTCCATCTTTCTCTTTCGACTTGCTGAGATAGATGATAGAAGAAGCGGCATACTTAAGACCACTACCACCACCCATTTCTTTAGTAGGAACATAAGCACCAATAACGTCATAGGTGTGGTTGGTTACAATCATTGGGATATTTGCCTGCCCCAACTTGAGAGTGAGCATACGGAAAGCACCTTTTACAAGTTGTGATTTAGTCATATCACGAACTTGTTTGTCGTTGAGTGCATCAGTAATCTCTTTCTCAGTCGAAAGCATACCCAGAGAGTCTAACACAAACATACACGGTTTACGCTCTCCTTCAGGTTTTTTTAAGTATAGGTCTACTGCTTTGAGTGCTTTTGTGCGAAACTCTTCTATGGTGACAACATTAACCACGACAAGACGAGATGTGTCGATGCCTCTTGACTCCAGGAGTGACTTTGTAATGGCAGCCTCAGTATCAAAGTAGAGACAATAACCATCGGAGTGAATATCAAGAAAATTCTTAACCACAGCGAGAGAAAAGAAAGTCTTTCCAGTAGAAGACTCTCCAGCAATAGCAGTAATTTTATTCCCAGATACACCACCAAATATACTACCTGAAACCAGTGCATTAAAAATGTACGAACCCGTGTCAACATACTTTTCAGTCTCATCAATATCAGAAGCAAGTTGCGTATACTCACCACCGATTTCTTTTACAATATCCTTAAGAAATTCCATTCTTTTTCTCCTTATTCAAAATGTTCATTTTATATCCCCAAAGTTTAGCATAAAGACTAGGTTGTGAACGTTTAAGAGTATCCATTATAATTTGTAACTCATTTTCTGTAATTGGAAGTGTTATCATGCGACAAGTCCATATTCTTCACGTAAGATTTTTTTATAAGGTAAACCCTGTTCTCGGAGTTCTTTTACCAGTTTAAGTTTTTGGAACAATGCTGTGTCTCCACCAAGAGTCATAGCATTAATAATTGTATTCAGTTCTTCATCATTAATAGGTAGATCCATTAGGCAAAAAATAGTTCAAGGTTTACAGTTTTTTCTACATTCCATCCAATCGCATCAAGAATGGACTTCAATGGTTCTACAAAACTTTTCTCAAATTGTAGTTCATAATCAATGTATTTGTCAAGACCAAGTTCCTTTGGGAAATCTTGAATGAATGAAATGACATTCTCTTGAATGATATTTGGTTTTTTTAAATATACAAACTTAATTTTTTCACCATTACCAATCAAGGAATACTTATTGGTTATTTTCTTATCTTTCACATAATGATTAAAGAGAAGTGCTCCACGAATATGAATTGGAGTCTTATGGGCATAAATGGTTGATGATGCCGCATACTTTCTAACATCAGATGCTGTTCTTGGAAATGCAATTTGTTCTGGTGGAAGTTTTTTGAAATCTTCACGACACTTATCAATGAATTTAATTACATCATCCTCTGTCCCATTCATCATCAATTTGAGACCATCTTTAATCATCTTGCGACAAGGTGCTGGAGTCGAAGATTTGATTGCCTCAATACCCATGATTTTCAGTTTAGGTTCTTCATAACGAACACCTTCACTGTCCCAAACATTCAAAATGTATCGTTTCTTTGCAGTCCAGATTCCACGTTCGGCAATGTTCTCACGTTTCATCTGCATCTTTTGGTCATAAGCATTCACATACTCAGCCAGTTCTTCGTAGCAACCTTCAATATACTTTTCAAGTTCCACCTTACAGATCTTATCAATGAACGAAACAATGCCCTCAGTAGTTTTCTCTCTTCCTTGGTATACACGTTCAACCAAAGGACCCATATTAAGGTAAATAGAATCAGTATCTGAAGCAATAACATAATCAACATCCTGTGTCTTTAGAATCTTATTGAGATAGGCATTCATCTTGTTTTCAATCCAACGGATTGAAACTTGACCCGACAAGGTGATTGCCTCTGCATTTGCCAATTTATAATAACGGAAATACTGATTTCCGATAGCACCATAAGCAGAGTTAAGTTGAATCTTCCTTGCCATCTGGATATTGTTGCAACGAGCAATCTCTTTAATCAGTTCTTTATTTTTTGTCTTTTCATATTCTTGCTTGGCAGCAAGCATCTTCTTTTTATAAATGGTACGATCCAAATAAATTTTCTCCATCAGTTCGGGTAAGAATCCACGAACGTCTTTACGAAACATTGCCCCATTGGCACATACTGCCTTATCTTTATACAACTCAAACGTAAGTTCTTGATTTAGGATTTTTTCAACATTTGCAGTTGGATGCTTTTCTTCCAGTAGTGTTTCTGGGGAGATGTTGTATTGCATAATAAGATGGGGATACAGGCTATTAAGGTCAAAACTAACCACCCAATCATAAAGCCCAGGATTCGGTTCTTTAACATATGCCCCCGCATATTTTGAATCTTTATCTGATCTTTCTTTAGGAGGAATAACAATATTCCTTGCCTTTAAGTAGTTATAAATGATTGTATCCCACATCCTCACTTGATAAAACACATCTTCATAATTCACCTTGGCATCATATGCCATTGTTAGTGCAAGTTCAATAAGTTTCATCTTGTCTTCCAATCGGTCAACAAGTTCCACGTCTTTGATGTTGTATTCTACAAACTTCTGCCAACCTTTAGTGTAGAAGTCTTTAAAGGTATCGAACTCAGAGTGATCCAGTTTTTTCTGTCCCAGTTCCACATTTGCAATATGATCAAGGCGATAGGATTCTTGATTAGTATAAGTAAATTTCTTATAGAGATCAAGATAGTCCAACTGTGAGATACCACCAATATCATAAGAGAGATACTTACGACCAGAAATATAAGTTTCTTCTTCAGTAACAAGTCCCCAAGGAGACATACGTTTCATCAGTTTCTCACCCAGTACACGATCAAGGCGACGAACAATATAAGGAATATCGTAAAGTTTACTATTCCAACCAGTAATCACTTCTGGGGTATTCTCTTCAATCATCCACCAGTTGATAAAATCATTGAGAAGATCATACTCATTATTGAATTGCTTGTAGTAGACATTGCCCTGATTCAACTTGAATGGTCCTTGACCCCAAGTAATAATTTCTTTAGTTGAATAATCTTGTACGGTGATTAAAAGAATTTCTTCTGCAGCAGATTCTACATCAGGGAATCCATTCTCTGATGCAACCTCAATGTCAAGAGTTGTCAATTTGATTTTATTAATATCAAACTTCAGTTCTTCTTCCGAATAAGTCTCAGAAATGTATTGATAAATGAACCGTTCATTTCCGTAAATTTTAAATCCTTCTACACCGTCATACTTTTTAATGAACTCTCTACAGTCACGAACAGATCCTGGTTGAATTGATTCGACGTATTCACCAGTCAGAGTTTTATATTTGGTTTTTTTCTTTGAGGGAACAAAAAGAGTCGGATTAAATTTCTCACGGGTCATGAAATGTTTACCATCTTCATAACCACGAACTAAGAAATGATCACCGACCATTTGAACGTTGGTATAAAATCTCATCATTAATTTTTAAGTGCCGTACAGAAGTTTCAAATTTGTTTGTTATGATATTAGCATTCTTTTGAGTAAACTCCTCATAAGCACTAATAAACATACTGAAATAATGCCAGTGATTCTTTGGCACATATTGGGGAGATAGACACACAAAGATATAGTCAAAATTATGATCTTCAAATTGATAATTATCTTTTTCTACATTCAGATAATTTTTGAAGTATTTTGAATTGACTTGATTGCGAGTTTTGTTTGCACTGTTTGCATTACCAATCCAAGTAAAAGATTTTAACTTGTTTTGACTTGCCAACCATGCACCCCAATTACCCTCATGTATTATATCATGATTGACAATGTTATGATATTCACGATCAACACCACCCATGTGAGGTTCATAATCACCACCAAAAAAATCATCATGATGATCAATATTGATCAGATCAATATCTTCACAATCCTTCAAATCAAAAAGAATTGAATCATGTTCATATCCAAATGAAACATTACTACAATTTTTTACTGATTTTAAAAAAGTATTATAACAAAACAGTAGATTAGATTGGTCAATGTAGAAATGATGTTCTTGAAAGTCTGAAAACTCATGAAGTTGTCTCCACCTTAAAGATGGATTGTCATCAAAAAACAATCCATTATAAAGTTGGATTGTTGGTCTCATGATGTAATCTAAATCTATACTCAATACTTTCATGAATTCTCTAGATATTTTTCTAAAATATTCTCAGTTGGATCAACAAAAGTGAGTATATCTTCTGATCGTATCAGAATCTCATTTTGATCCGTAAAAGTCAACCATTTTACTAATTCAAAAGATTCTTGATCTAAAAGAAAAGGATTGATTAACTTACAATCTGGTTCGCCAAGATCTGCTACAACTTCAATAACCTCAGACACTATCACCTGATTGCTCTTCAGTAAAAGACACTTGATCGTCTTGTCCATTTACTTTCTCCTCATATAATTCTAAAATTGTTTTAACTGGTTCTACTACTGTTACTACCCAGTCTAATGAAACTAAGATTTGATCATCCGCAGATAAAAGAATCCATGGAGATAAAGATACCTGCAATTCACCGTCTAAAGGAAAATCACTTTGATTTTCTGTAAGAAGTACCGGTCTTTTATATTCAATTCTATGTGGTTTATTAAACAAATATCCACAAGCCTTATCTTCGGAAACTAATTCCTTAATATCAGAAATTATAGTTTCTCCAGACTTTAACAATGCTAATTTAATTGACATGCTTTCTACTATCCTCAAGTCATTCTAGCAATAAAAAGGGGAGGTGTCAACTGGTTTTTGCCAGTTACCTCCCATGCGCCGACGATATTCAATTTTATTTAGAGATAATCTTTTCGTTTATGATGATCTGGAACGATTCTTCCCAAAGTAACTGTCAAAAGCCCATCCTCAAAATCAACTGATCCTTGTGGAGATAATTGGTTTCCGTTTCTTTATCCTCTTTCTGACCTTCAATAAAAAGTTTACCATCTTGCGTGTAGACATAGACCTCCTTTTTCTTAAATCCAGCGAGTGCTAGTTCTAGTTTAGATTCAACGTTATTTACCTGAACTAGATTGTAAGGAGGGTAATTTGATGTAGTTTCATGAAGATGAAAGAGACGATCAAAATATTCGTCCATATTAATACTATTACGAGTAATCTTTTCCATCAAGGCAGGAAGATCCGCAGCCGTATATCGGGCAATGTTAGTCATTATGGTAGCTCCTTTAAAAGCGAGTTTGTGTTTTGTGGACCCTTGTGGCATCCGTATATAATTATAATAGTTCATAAAAAAAGACGGGTAGGAAACCCGTCCCTTTTTCATTCGGCATCCTCTACCTTTTTCTTTTTAGAACCAATATTATACTTGGTTTCCAAAATCCAGTCACCCTTGTCCTTATAAGAAAGAACTTTGATCTGGTTTAGTGGTGCAATATCTACAATTTTATTGACATCAACAATCTCAATCAGACCCCAATCAGCAAGTAGTTGAGCAATACGATTGCGACGTTGGACATCGTTCACAGTCAGGTTAGCGTGTTTGCCATCAAGAGCAAACAATTCCTTAAAATGAACGAGATAATATCTACCTTGCTTGTGTAGAATATGGCAAGACTGATAGATTTTCTTTTCCTTTCTTGAAGCCACTCCGATGCGGGTCAAAGTCTCACGAACTTTAAGAAAGTCATCTGGTTCATTCAGAATGACTTCCACCATTTGGTCGGGCGTCCACTTCACTTCAGGTTCTTGAACGACACTCATTTTGTTCCTCCAGTTTCAAATTTCGATTTAATAAAATTAAGTTGTTCTTTAGTAAGAATCCTCAAAGCTTGTTTTGCCTTTTC